GAGGGCGTCGAGTTCCAAGCGACCGCTGACTTTTTGCTCTTCCAACTCTTGTTTGTCGGTAGCGGCAGCAACGTCGGCTATCATCTTTTGTTTCTTCAACTCCAACTCTTGTTTCTTCAGTTCCAACTCTTGCATCTGCATCTGAACCACAGGGTCTTGCGCCTGCTGTTGTGCTTGCATCTGCGCGGCCTTGGCTTGATCTTGTTGCAACACTTGATTGGCCGCTTGCGCCATCATTGCTGACAGAGCCAACTCCACATCTGGTGGTAACTTCTCGTCTTCGGGTGGCAGTGGCATACCAAGTTGTTGCTCAATCTTCTGACGCATCATGTAGCCAACGTGTTCTGCAACGTGCGCAGTCAGTGCCGCTTGGATGGCGGGTGCGCGTGGGTTCTGGCCAATGAACTGCTGAATCAACGGGTCTTGCAACAACATCATGTGCACTTGGATATGCGACTGATGATCTTGGTACATGAACGCCTTGAGTGGTTTGCCCTTGAGCACGTTCTGGTTTTCCGTCACGGGATCGACAGGCTTCTGGTCTTCTTCTAACGGCACCAATTTAGCTGCGTTTTTAATACCTAACACCTCCAACATACTGCGGTGCAGTTGTGGTAAGTCATAGATATCAGGCGCCATCTGCGCCATCTGAATCACAGCTTGGTACTGTACAACACGTTGACTCATAGTCGCAGCGTTGGGATCAGACACAGGAATCACATCTACGTGGTTGTAGTCAGACTGTTTAGCACGGGGGCCTTTTGAACCTTCTGGCTCATACAAGTAGTCAGTGTCAGAGTAATCACGGATGATGTTCTTGAGCAGACCCAACTCTTGCTTCAACGCAAAGTGCACACGAGCCTGCACCGCAGTCATCACCTTTAGCTGACGCTCTAACAGTGCCAGCGTTGTACCGACAGGAGCGTTACCACTCATGTCAGATACTTTCATATCAGCGGTTGCGGCAAACCTGCGGCCTTCTTCCACAATGTTTTGAAGCAATGTGTACAAAGTCTGGCTAGGTTCTTTGTATGGTAGCGGCAAGATGTTGTCGCGTATCGTGCCAGAGCCTACATCGACGTCACGGAATTCACCCGGTGCGATGGGGGTGTCGTCTCCCTTGATGCGCAGGCCCCGTGTCTTGAGTCCACCGGGCAAGTTGGCAAGTGTTCCGGCATCGATGAGTTGCCGCATGAGAGAGGTAGCGGATTTAGCAAAGCCTCCGATAAGATGGAAAAGCCCGAAGCCGTAAGCTCCAAAACCCGGGATATATTGGTAGTGCACAAAGTGCTGGCGCTTAAGTCGGAGGTCATCTTCTTCCTTCCAGTTGCGGCGGATTGACAGGATGTCGTTGGAGCCTTTAATCAACGTGACAACGTACGGCAACATGATGCCGGTCTCTTCTTCTTTGCCGTCGTCATCCTCAACCGTGTCCTCATACCCTTCAAGGTTCAAGTCAACGTGGCACTCATACAGCGTGTAGCGGTCATCGTTCAGATCACTAAAGCCCGTCTCTTTGTCCTTGGCTTTCTGAATGTCTGTTAGTTCTCTGGGAGCGTCAGCCAATTCAATGTCAAGATAAAAACCTGCTTGCTGAAGCTTGATGATCTCGTTCTTGGTCTTGCGCATGACGTGCGTGATGCGGTAGCAAGTATCCAAATCTGTTGTGCCGTACGGCAGATACATATCTTCCGCAGGAATAAACATCGACACTTGACGTCCCAAATTGGGATCATAGTAGACCTTCTTGAACGCTGAGCCGGTGGCCGGCAGCGACCAGAGCATGCGCTCGTGTTCACCACGGTACTCTGTCATAACGTCCGTCAACTCATGGTTCATGTCCTCTTCGATATTGGCCGCAATCTCTTTTAGCTCTGGCGTGTCTTTGCCCAGAATCTTAGCGCGCACAGGGCCTCGGGCAGGGAACGTCTCGGTGATTGTCTCAGCTTGGAAGCGCACAACTGCCTCGGTAATCATGGGGTGGAACACACCGCATGCGCCGTTCCAAGGTTCAGTGCGTTCTTCTATCTGTAAGCCCAACAACTTTAAGCCTTCTGTGTAAGACTTCTCCCAATCCTTGCGGCCATTCTTGTCGTTGTCAATGTCAGACACCAAGTCACCGGCCAGCGACTGCAAGGCACCACTACTTATGTACTCGGCCAAGTTATCGTCAAAGTTTTCGTCGGTATCTTCTTCTCCGGGCTTGATGGTGATCTCCATCCCGTCCACGCCAATGGTGACTTCTTCGGGATCAACGATCTCGATCTCTAGTGGTGACTCTTGCTCTCCAAGCGCGTCAATGCCCATTGGTTGTTGGTACAGCGCTTTGTCGATGTTCGTTGCCATGTGTGTTCCTAGTAGTATTCGTGTCTTCTGCGGCGAAAGATTTCAAGATCATCTTTCTCATCCGTGTCCAAACTGATAAAGCCGCCTTGCCTAAAGCGTAGCAGCGCCTGTGTTGTCGTGTCCACGTAGTCGTCGTGCTCCCCAACTGGGAACGCGGCCATCTCTTCAATCACTTCCCGTGCCCAGCGTGTGTCGGGTGCCCAGACTTTACCTGAACTGAACAAATCCGCAACTGCATTGACGCGCACCATCTTGTCGTTGCCGCGGCTTGGAGAAAATTCTTGGACTGGGATTCCCAACGCCCTGAGTTCCTGAATCAACGGCCCCCCAGATGCCTTTTTCTCCACAATGAACGCATCCGGTTCCCACTCTTTGTATTGCTTAAGCGCCACCACCTTAAGCTCAGGGAAAGCCATGCGATCTTTAAACGCATCCAGTAAGATAAGCTGGGGGGAGTCATTTTCTTCCTCATTGTAAAAGATACCCCACGTCGTGCAGGCGGAATAGTCGGATGTGTTCTTTGTTTCAAACGCTGTATCCCAAGACTGAATGACGTATTCGCACTTAGGCGGGTCATCGTTCTCCCAAATACGCCACATCTTACGGCTGACGATGGCCGAGTTTTCACTGGTTGGCTGCTGCATGTACTGCGCGTTCCAATACCGTGGGTCGATGGATGCCTTTGTAGACTTGAGCGCTTCCAATGACCACTGCTCTGGCCAGAGGGACTTCTCGTCTTCCTCTCCGTCGTTCAGGATGGCTGGCAGTTCTACGATTTCCCAAGGAATGGCTTCTGGGTTCTTGGTCTGGTAGTCGATCAGGCGCCCAGTCAAGTCTAGGAGCGACCAACGGGTCATCACAATGATAATCCCGCCACCCGGCATCAGACGCTGGAGTGGGCCCGTTTGGAACCAAGACCAAGCCGTATCAAAGGCAAGTCGAGAGTTAGACTTTACGTCCTGTTCCGAATGAGGATCGTCAATAACGAACAGATCAGCACCACGACCAGCAAGAGCGCCCCCGACACCAGCAGCATAGTACTGACCGCCAGCGCTTGTAGACCACTTACCAGCGGCTTTTTGATCGTCAGCCACCAAGGTTTGCGGGAAAACATCACGGTACTCCTCCGAATCAATCAAGTTACGTATGCGCCGTCCAAAGTCTTCGGACAGACCCGCAGTGTGCGTGCCCATGATGATCTTCTTCTCGGGATACTTGCCCAGAAAGTACGCAGGGAACAGATAGGAGGAGAACTCAGACTTACCCATACGCGGCGCGATGTTGATAATCACGCGCTTCTTGCGACCCTCAACCACGTCCGTAAATATCTTGGCCAGCTTCCTATGGTGAGGGCCAACTTTAAATCCGGGGTATACCGCAGTGGCAAACCCGAGCATGTTGGTACTGGCCGCTTTTAGGCTGGCGCGTTTCTCTCGAAGTTCCAAGTCGTCAAACAACTCCATCTTTTCCTGCACGGACATGAACGGCAAAGCCTTCTGCATGGCCTCAAGCTCAATCTTACTCAGTGTTGTAAATTCGTCACGCTTCATCTGGCCTGTCTTCCGTAACGTCGATCACATCTATCACGCCCATGAACCTGTTGAGCTTTTCTTTAATACGGGTTTCAAGCTCCACGTCTGACATCTCTGTCTTCTTAATCTCAATTTTTTCCGTAAACAATCCAACTTCCGTCACTTTACCTAGTGCAACCAGCGCTTTGAGACGCACATTGGCGTTGGGGTGTTCAGTTTCTTCCACCAACTTAGCCACTGCGTAGCCCCTAATTTGTTTAGCTTGATGAACAAACTCCCAGTCATAGGCTGAAAGCATGCCCACAAGTCTCTTCACGGCTTCTGGCGTTTTGATATTTGCCAGAGAGTTATGCGTGATTTCTGCAGGTTTGGCGGTGACGATGTTGGTGAAAGCAGTACGTGCAGCTTGGCTTTGGTGCTCATTGACCAAAGTATCTGTGTCTACAGCACCCAACTCCTTGAGCCAATCTACCGTATTAGACATTCCATCCACGGCATCTGCTGGATCAGTCTTCTCCATAGGGACGAAATCGCCTGAGTGAGCGTGCACTTCGGGTTCGAAATTGATTAAGTGATCTAACATTCTGCGCATAAGCCCTTGAACCTGCGATGTAGATAATGTACACTTAAACCGAGTGGGTGCGCAAGATCGTTTTGGCCTTTGGCCAAACTCATCAAGTTCGCTTGCTTTCTCCTTGATGGTCTTACAGATGCCATCTTTAGCCCCGGCTCGCAAGGTCGGGGCTTTTTTTCGTCTGTACAGAGGGGGAGTCTAACGTTAGACACGGGTATTTCTGAATTTTTATAAAATTTATGGGGGATGCCTTTTAGTACTAAGTTATTACAAAGTTTGTTTTGCGGTTATGGAACAGTGTTCGTATGTGACAGGGGGTGGCACTGCCTATAGGGGTTGGTGGG